AAACGCTGGCGGCTGTCGTTTTGCCACAACCGGACTCACCAACTACCCAAGTAACGTCCTGCCACTCCTGGGCGTCCTGCATGGCGGAAATTATTTCATGTAAAGCCGTTGTTTCAACAATCTGCAAGCCTGCCGCTTGGTGTGGTGTACTAACTTGTGAATAGATATTACGGAACATTTCGTCAGAAATATTATCATACTTGCCGTTCAGTATGGAAGATATCGTTCCGGCGCTAACGCCGTGAAGGCTGGCGGAGGCTTTATTCTGTGACGGGTACCGGTTACAATACGTTTTCAGCATATCCCGGATTTCGTTCTTTTCGTTAATTGATAATGTAGCCATAATCGTAAGTATTTAATTTATTAATATTTATCAAGTAAAGCGGCATCGTTAAAGGTGAGATTACTTACCTGTTTTCCAAGTAAGCCCACATCTATAATTTCTGCCTTTTTAACCGGTTTGGACTGTTTTACGGCTGTTTCCATTAATGCTTCAGCAGTAACCAGGTTTAGGCCTTTAATACGGGGACGGTTCAAGCCGAATTGTTCAGGCGCTACGCCGTGAGCCATTTCCAGTTCTGCCGCTTCCAGCTGTTGGCTGACGCGTTCTTGTTTGTTCCGGTAGTCCATTTTCCGGATGAAGTCCATTTCCCCCGGTTTCTGTTCCTGTATAGCGCGGTGTACCTTTACATAAGGTTCTGCGGTTGCTATATACCGCATTCCGTTAGTTTCTTTCGTATAAAGACGTACCTGTGTCATATCCAGTGGATCATACATGACATAGAACTGGCGGAATGTATGCTTCTTACGGAATTCCAGATCGGGCATTTTGTCAGCGTCCAGGACTTCATAAGCATATTTATTATTGTTGACTTCGATAGTGATACCGGAAGCGGTAAAGGTCGACGGCTTTTGTGTAGTAAGCCAAAACATTTCTATCATATCAAGCTTATCCACCGCGTTAGTTTCAAGGTTTACAGATTTTTGATACATTTCATATCGAGAAACGCCTGTGGCCGGGTGTTTAGCGTTATTCCAGGCGTCCCTGGCTTTAGCATAGGCGATCTTCAACTCTTCCAGCGTGTAAAGGTTCTCCTTGTTTGCTTCTATAAATTCCAGGTTCGGACGGCTTGTTTCCCGTTTGGTAGTAATGTTCTGTCCGGTAAAGCGCCAATCCTGATGCAATACTTGAGCCTGAAAGCGGCCGAAAGTACTCTCTATCGTTTTACTTTGCCCTGAATAGGGCGCTGTAAAGCGGAAAACGTTACATATTTGTTCAAAAAACTGAGTAGCTTCCAGTTTTTTATGTCCGCCTTGATTATCTGTCACTATTTCATAAGGGCGACAGCCGGCCGTTTGTATAGCCATACGGAAAGAATTATATTGTGCCTCGTAGTTCTCACTATCGCTTATGAAATAGCCCAGTAGCATTTCGCTAAAAGCGTCCATGACTTCATACACCTGCGTAGTACATACTTTCAGTTTGCCGTTTTCGTCATAGGCCTTGTAGTACAAGTTTAACTTTGTACCGTCAGCGTACCAAAGGGCATCACGTACGGAAGGAAGTTCCGTTCTGTGCTTCCTGGTATATTTCTGATGTGCGGCAAGTTCACCATGTACGGCGTCATACCAGCGCCGCTTCACTTCCGGCCGCTCCAGGAAAAGGACAAGGGATTTAACGCTTTTGAGAGGCTTCCAGCCCTTTTTCTCCGCGATCTCGTTATACTTAACATATATTTGCGCGTTAGTATATACAGGCACTCTACTACGTTTTAAAGCGATAAGCTGATCGCCGGCTTCATCTGTGATCTTCAGAGTATTTTCGTTTCCATCTTTACCGGAAATTAAAGCTACATATCCATCGCGCTTATAAGCGTTCAGCTTGTCACGAAAGCCCCGGAGCTTGTCCGGAAGGGTATGTCCGTAATCCTTACGATATGACTCTGATAAATTCAGTGCCTTTTGCCATATGTCTTTCGGAATGCCACCTCCCAAAGCCTTAACCCTGGCTAAGCGTTCATTCATGGCGGTCAGTACAAACCCCAACACTGATGCATTTATAGTGTATTCATTAACTTTAGTATCGACCAGCGTCTTGCCATTTGGTAATA